TGGGCAAAGTTTGATATTAATAATAGAACAAGGTTTGATGCGAGTATAAGCTCTGGTTTAGCCATTATGGCTAATCAAAAGCACTTGTATACACCTACTAAACAAAAATCAAAAATAAGTGTTAACTTTGCAAGATATAACAATAAGAGTTCCATAAGTCAAATAATAAGATAAATGAAAGGAGTAACTATAGATATAAAATCTACTGCTTTTCCCGATCAATTTGTTTCTGATTCAAAAAAGAAAACAAAAGAGTATGGATTACAAATAGGACAGGCGATTCAATACGAGTGGTTTAGAAAAGGAGGCTCCTATAATTCATGTAGATTTTACGATCAATGGACTGAGTTCAACAGGCTTAGACTTTATGCAAGAGGAGAGCAATCAATAGCAAAATATAAAAACGAGTTAGCTGTAGACGGAGACTTAAGCTACTTAAATTTAGACTGGACACCTGTACCTGTAATACCTAAGTTTGTTGATATAGTTGTTAATGGTATGAGCGATCGTCTTTTTCATGTTAAGACTTATGCTCAAGACGCAATGTCATCAGAAAAAAGAGGTGAGTTTCAGCAAATGATAGAAACAAATGTGATAGCTAAACCTTTATTTCAGCAAATAGAAGAAGATTTTGGATTAGATGTATTTCAGGTTGATCCACAAGAATTACCAGAAACTGATTTAGAGATGGAGCTGTATATGCAAATGAATTATAAACCAGCTGTAGAAATTGCAAATGAATGTGCTATCAATACTATATTAGCAGAAAATCATTATGAACAAACAAGAAAAAGATGTGACTTAGACTTAATGACTTTAGGTATTGGAGTTTGTAAACATAGTTTTCAAAAAGGAGATGGGGTAAAAGTAGATTATGTTGACCCAGCAAATGTAGTGTATAGCTATACTGAAGACCCTCATTTTAAAGATTGTTTTTATTGGGGTGAAATCAAAACCATACCTATCGGTGAATTATTAAAAATTAATCCTGATTTAACACAATCAGATTTAGAAGAAATATCAAAATATAGTCAGGCTTGGTACCAGTATTATAATGTTGCAGCTATGTATGAAAACTCTATGTTCTATAGAGACACCTGTACTTTGTTATATTTTAATTACAAATCTACTAACAGTTTTGTATACAAGAAAAAAGAAACATCATCTGGTAATTTTAAAACAGTAGAAAAAGATGATGAGTTTAATCCACCACCAGAAATGATGGAAGAAGGAAAATTTGAAAGAGTAGAAAAAAGAATTGATGTTTGGTATGATGGTGTAATGGTTATGGGTACTAATATTTTGTTAAAATGGGAGCTTGCAAAAAATATGGTAAGACCTCAATCTGCAAGTCAATACGCTATGCCTAATTATGTAGCAGTAGCACCAAGAATGTATAAGGGTAATATAGAATCTTTAGTAAGAAGAATGATTCCATTTACTGATTTAATTCAAATGACTCATTTAAAATTACAACAAGTAATATCAAAAGTTGTTCCTGACGGTGTGTTTATAGATGCAGATGGCCTAAGTGAAGTAGATTTAGGAACTGGAAATGCTTATGACCCTTCTGATGCTTTGAGATTATATTTCCAAACTGGTAGTGTTGTCGGAAGAAGCTATACTCAAGATGGTGAATTTAATAATGCTCGTGTTCCAATTCAACAGCTAACATCTAATAGCGGAGCTAATAAAATGCAAATGCTTATAGGTAATTATAATCATTATATGAATATGATTAGAACTGTTACAGGTCTTAATGAGGCGAGAGATGGTAGCACTCCTGATCCAAACTCTTTAGTGGGAGTTCAAAAACTTGCAGCATTAAATTCTAATACAGCAACAAGACATATTTTAGACGGTAGTTTATATTTAACACAAACATTAGCTGAAGCATTATCTATCAGAACAGCAGATGTATTAGAATATTCAGATTTTGCTGATGAGTTTGCAATGCAGATTGGAAAATACAACTTGGGAATATTAGATGATATAAAGAATTTATATTTATATGACTTTGGAATATTTGTAGAAGTTGCTCCAGATGAAGAAGAAAAAGCAAGGTTAGAGGCAAACATACAAATGGCATTATCAAAGGGTGGTATAGATTTAGAAGACGCTATAGATATTAGAGAAATAAAAAATATCAAGATGGCTAATCAATTGCTAAAAGTTAAAAGAAAAGCAAAGCAAAGACAAGATCAAGAGAAGAAAGCTCAGGAAATGCAGATGCAACAACAAAACAATATGCAAGCTCAACAAGCCGCTGCACAAATAGCAATGCAAAAAATACAAATGGAAACTCAGTCAAAAATGCAAGTAAAGCAAGCTGAGATAGGTTTTGAAATAGAAAAGATGAAAAATGAGGCTGCATTAAAAGAACAATTAATGCAAACTGAATTTGAATACGCTATGGAAATAAAAGGATTAGAACAATCTCAAATAGATATGCGTGAACAAAATCGTGAAAAAGCAAAAGACAGAAGAATAAGCCAGCAGTCATCTGAACAATCAAAGCTTATAAGCCAAAGAAAAAACAATTTACCTCCAATAAATTTTGAGTCTAATGAAGATAGTTTAGACGGGTTTGATCTTGCAGAGTTCAACCCAAGATAAGCTTAAATATTTTATTGGATTATTATTAACTTTGTATAAATTAAATTAAATAAAATGGAAATTAAAGTAAGAGAAGTTACAAAAGAAGAGAAGTCAACCGCAGAGGTTGAGAAAGCTCTTTTAGAAAAACATGAGGATAAGTATGAAGATACTGAAACTCAAACCAAAACAGAAGAAGAAACAACGGAAGCTCCAGTAGCTGAAGAAACAAAAGAAGAAGTAAAAGAAGAAACTCCCTCGTCAGAGTTAAATGACGAAGACGTTCTTTCATATATTAAAAATAGGTATGATAAAGATATCTCTTCAGTAGATGATTTGTTTGCGCAAACAAAAGACAATGATGAATTACCTGAAGATGTTTCGGCATACCTTAATTTTAAAAAGGAAACTGGACGTGGTATTGAAGACTTTTATAAATTACAAAAGGATTATGATGCCATGGACGATGAACTACTATTAGCTGATTATTACGCACAAACTGAAGATGGTTTGGACGCAATAGATATTCAAGACCTTATTGACGATAAGTTTTCATATGATGAAGAGTTAGAAGATGAAAGGGCAATAAAGAAAATCAAATTAGCTAAAAAAAGAGAACTTGCGAAAGCAAAAAAGTATTTCAATGAACAGAAGGGTAAATATAAAGTTCCTCTTGAGTCAAGTGGGAATGGGTTATCTGACAAGGACAAAGAAGATTTTAATGCTTATAAAAGTTATTTAGAAGAATCTAAAACTGCGCAGGAAGAAAATCGTAAAAGGTATGACTGGTTTCTCAAAAAAACTGATGAGGTTTTTAACAATGAGTTCAAAGGTTTTGAGTTCAGTGTAGGAGAAAAAAGTTTTACTTATAAGCCAGGCGATGCAACTGAATTAAAAAACGTTCAGTCTGATGTCAATAATTTTGTAAATAAATTTATGGACAAAAACGGATTAATGAGTGACGCTGAAGGATATCACAAGTCTTTAGCAATAGCAATGAATCCAGAAAAATTCGCTCAGTTTTTTTACGATCAAGGTGTATCTAATGCTGTAGACAATGTAACTAAAAAATCAAAAAACATTGATATGGATATTAGACCAGCTTCTCAAGGTGTAACAAAAGATGGCTTGAAAATTAGAGCTGTTGGCGACACAAGCAGTGGAAGAGGATTAAAAATTAGAAGTATAAAAAAAGTATAAATATTAAAAAAAATAAATAAATTATGTCAGTACAAGCAGCCCCAGGATTTGATTTGCAGCCAAGTGCTCAACAACAAGTCCTATCAACAAACTACATAACTGACTTTGATTTCTTAAATCAGTATCTTCCTGATACTTATGAAAAGGAATTTGAGCGTTATGGAAATAGAACAGTAGCTTCATTCTTAAGAATGGTAGGTGCTGAAATGCCAACTAACTCAGATATGATTAAGTGGGCTGAACAAGGTAGATTACACACAAAGTTTGTAAACTGTGCTTCTGGATCAGCAGCTGGTGTAAATACAGCTACTATTACTATTAGCGATACACAAGTACCAGGATTACAAGCTGGAATTACTACTGTAGGATTAAGAAAAGGTCAAACTATCATGCTTTCTGATAATACACCTGGTTCTTCTTTATCTAACAAAGCTGTTATTACAGACACACCAACTGCAACAACAATTGATGTTGCTTATTACGAAGCTGGTGGACAAACATTTACAGCGGCTGAAACTTTATCTTTATTTGTGTATGGTTCTGAATTTAAAAAAGGAACTGCAGGAATGGAAGGTTCATTAGAAGCTGATGATGTGTTCTTTAATAATAAGCCTATTATTATGAAAGATACTTACCAAGTATCTGGTTCTGATATGGCACAAATCGGTTGGGTAGAAATACAAACTGAAAATGGTGCAAACGGATACCTATGGTATTTAAAGTCTGAGCATGAAACAAGATTACGTTTTGAGGACTACATGGAAACAGCAATGATTGAAGCTGTACCTGCAGCAAACGGATCTGGAGCTGAAACTGCATTAACTACAGGTGCTGTTCCAGGTGCTGGAGAAGTAAACGCTGGTTCTGAAGGAGTATTCTATGTTGTAAATGACAGAGGAAATGTTTGGGGAGGTGGAAACCCAACAACTCTTGCAGGTTTTGATTCAATTATTCAAAGACTTGATAAGCAAGGTGCTATTGAAGAAAATGTTTTATTTGTAAACAGAAACTTCTCATTTGATATTGACGATATGTTAGCTGCACAAAATTCTTACGGAATGGGTGGAACTTCATATGGTTTATTTGACAATGATAAAGACATGGCATTAAACTTAGGTTTCACTGGATTCAGAAGAGGTTATGACTTTTACAAGTCTGACTGGAAATATCTAAATGACCCTACAATGAGAGGAGGTTTAACAGGAGGTGCTGTAAATGGATTATTAGTTCCTGCAGGATCAACAACTGTATATGACCAAATCATGGGTAAGAATGCAAAAAGACCATTCTTACATGTAAGGTACAGAGCTTCTGAAACTGAAGACAGACGTTACAAGACTTGGATTACAGGTTCTGCTGGAGGAGCTGCAACATCTGATTTAGATGCGATGACAGTAAACTTCTTGACAGAAAGAGCTGTTTGTACTTTAGGTGCGAATAACTTCTTCTTGTTCAACCAAGCTTAAGCTGAAGTAAATTAACGAAGAGGGGGTGAAAGTCACGCATGTAAACGCCCTATTAGTAACCCCCTCTTTATTTTAAATTAAATTAAATTAAATATTATTATGAAAAAACAAAGTAAATATGTAGCTAAATCATACAAGCTACTAAGAGATGCCGCTCCATTATCTTATATGTTAGCGACACGACATTCAAACCGATATCCATTATTACATTTTGATGAAGATGCTGGAACTAATAGACCTCTTCGTTATGCAAAAAATCAAAAGTCTCCTTTTGAAGATGAGCAAGACGGAAATGCTATATTAGAACCTGTTGTTTTTGAAAATGGGTTTTTACACGTTCCTAAAAACAATCAAGTTTTACAACAGTTTTTACACTATCATCCACAAAACGGACAAGTGTTTTCGGAAGTAGACGCTAAAAAAGATGCACAGCAAGAATTAGAACTTGCAGAAATGCAACTTGAAGCTCAAATACAAGCTAAAAATCTTTCAGTAGATAAATTAGTAACTGTGTGTAGAGTTTTTATGGGAGGTGCAGTTGATAAAATGTCAACAGCTGAATTAAAAAGAGATGTGTTAATGTTTTCAAAACAAAATCCAGAGGATTTTATGAATATATTAAATGATCCTATGTTAGAATTACAGGATACTGTAATACAATTGTTTTCTGAAAATTTGTTAGTATTTAAAAATAAACAAAAAGATGTGCATTTTAATTTTAAAACTAATAAAAAACGAATGTTAACAGTTCCTTTTGGAGAAGATCCCTACTATATTGTAGCATCTTATTTTCAGACAGATGAAGGTATTGAGTCATTTAAACTTTTGAAAAAGAGCTTAAATAAGGGAGATTAATTTAGTTATATTTGTACTTTACTAACCCCTTAATTTTATTTTTATTATGGCAATGACAAAATTTTTAAGAGTAGACAATGCTGCAGCATCAATTGCTGGTGGTAAAGTCCTCATACCAATACAAAACATAGCAGTTATAGAACAAACTTCTGCAACTGTATGTACAATTAAATATTCAAACAGTGCAGCTGGTTTTGATGAGTGTGCAATAACACACACAGCTTTACCAAGTTTCGCTGACGCTTCTGGTGCAGAAAATGCAGCTACCTTTGTTGGTGGAAACGTAGACCAGTGTAGAAACATGAGAATATTAATACAAGACTCAGTAGCTGATGCATTATCAACAGGATGGACAAGCCCATTATATGATATTATTGTACCGTCTCCAAGAGCAGGTTTTCCTGCAGCAACTGGTGGTGCAGTTCCTGTACAAGTGACTATTGATACAGTAGTTTTTAGTTAATATTTAAAACAATTATAATATGATAGCGAAATATTTAGAAATACCAGTTAATACTGTAGTGGCCTCAGGAACATCTGAGTTTATTACAGGCACAACTGCTTCAGCAGCTTTAGCCTCTGGTACAAATGCTGCTGCTGTTCCAAATGAGCTCAATGATGCTACTGCAGACTTTGTAACTGATGGTATTGTTGCAGGTGATATAGCATATAATATTACTGCTGGTACTCAAGGTGCTATTACAGTAGTTGCTGCAACAAAGCTAACATTTGCGACTAACTTGTTTAACGCAGGTAGTGAAAGCTATGCAGTTCGTAAGGAAAAGCAATTAAATGCTGTTGGAACAACATTTACAGCACGTGGAGTTAAAGTTGGAGATATTGTGAAGAATACAACTGCAGGTACGCAAACTACTGTAGCAGCTTTAATTAATGAAACATCATTAACATTAACTGCTGATATATTTAACAGCCCAACTTTGTTTAATGATAATTTTACAATTGAAGCTCCAGCTGATGAACTTTATGATTTTGGACAAACTTTTGTAACTACTGTTAGCTTAGGTGATGTGATGGAAAACACTACTGCAAACACAAGTGAAAAGGTAATTCAAATTATAAATAACAACAGATTAAAGCTTAGTGGAAACTTTGGAACAACTACAGATGCTTATAGCATATTTGATTCTACTTTTGCATCAACTTACTTAATTGATATGAATTCAATAGTTTTCGTTGATAGACATGATAATGAGCAGACTAAGATTATTTTAAACACTAATGTTACTCCTACTTTAACAATAGACCATTCAGATCAAGGATCTGGAAGAGCTGTTGCAGTTGCAATTCAAAATGCAATGAAAAGAG